ATGGATAACAACATAGTGTTGATTTACGGTAGTTCGGGTTCAGGTAAAAGTTCGTCATTGCGACACTTGGATTTTGATAGCACAGTACTTATCAATATCGAAGGTAAGATGCTTCCGATTAGAGGAGCCAGCAAGATGCGGCAAGAGGTACCTAAGAATCTAACGGAAGTTAAAGTAGCAATAAAAAAAGCAGTGGATGACGATAGTGTAAAAACTATAATCTTCGATTCACTAACAATGTTCGGAGATAATATATTATATCCAGAACTGGTAAGAGATGTACCTGACAGTAGATCAGGTTGGTTGGACTACAGGGATGCTATATCAGGAATGCTAGAGTATTGTAAGAAATCAGGAAAGAGTTTTATCTTTATTGCTTTAGCATCTGATGTACTAAATGAAAAAGAAGCTGTACTAAAGACTGTACCTGCTATTCAGGGAAGTATGAAGAATAGTTTAAGTAGTCATTTTACTGTGGTTCTTAAGACAAATGTACTTGTTGAAGATGGAGAACTTAGATATGTATTCCAAACAAACAAGACTGCAAAAGATAAAGACAATGAAGCAAAGAGTCCATTTGGATTGTTTGATGAACTGTATATTGACAATGATGTTGCTAAAGTAATTGAAGCAATTAACGAATATAAATAAAAAAAAGACAAGGAATTAATATGAGTAACTGGGGATTAGACACAGAATTATTAGAGAAAACAAAAAGAGATAGCGTAGCAGTAGTAGGTGGTGGATTTAAGCCATTAGATAGTGGTTCTTATAAAGTAGCTATTGATAAGATGTACATTATTAAAACAGATTCTGGAGCACAGATGATGAACTTAACATTTAAAATTAAAGATTCTGAGAAATTAATTTTTGCTAAGTACTGTACTAGATCAGGTGACGAAAAAGGAAACAAAGCTACATTTACAATATTAGCTTCACATCCAGAGTTCTTAAAGAAACAGTATGCAGTTGGTTCTGAATGTCCACTACCAGACTATAAGTTTATCACACAGTTATTTGCTGCTACTAAGTCTGAGATGATTGACAATGCACCAGAGGAAGGTATGATTAAAATTGGAGACAATACTGTATCTGCTAAAATCTTTAAGACAATGATTGGTAAAGAGTTAACTGTATGTGGTCAAGTTCAAGAATCTGAATACAATGGTGAAGTTAGTGAGAAGTTTGTTCCAGTAGTTTACTTAGATACTGATGGGTTAAATGCTAATGGTGATGAGATGGTTGAAAAGTTCAATAAGAAGATTGAAAAAGAACCAGTAAAAAGACTAAAACAAAAAACTGTTATAGCTAAAGCTCAACCGTATGACGACGCTCCTTTTTAATGGAGTGGTTCTTTGAAGGTAATCCTGCACCGCAGGAGCTACCTTTTGCTTATGGATTTACTTACAAGATAATCTTTAAAGATAGTGATGGTAAGAACTGGAGCTATTACGGAAAGAAGTCTTTCTATAGAGCCAAGACACAACCTCCACTGCAAGGTTATAAGAGAAAAAGAAGATCTATGGTTGAATCTGATTGGAGAACATACAATGGTTCTTCTTCTTTAAGTAAGGGTATGGAAGTTGTTAGTAAAGAGATATTGTCTCTAGCTAATAGCATGAACCACTTGTCATACTTAGAAACTAAATTATTATTTGAGCACGATGTACTATACAATGAAGATAATTTAAATGCTAATATTGGTGGAAAGTATTATGACAATGTAGACAGAAGAGCTGGTAAGTGGCTCAAAGTTTTTGAAGGACAATGCTAATGGAAAATATAGAATCTATAGAAAGACTAGACAATGCTACATCTGATCTAACTAAGGTAGCTAATGCTATAACTGAAAAGATGAAAGAGAAAGCAAGTAATGATGTTCAATCTTATAATGTTGGTGAAAGTAATTATGCTGAGAAGAATATACAACCATGGGATATATGGGCTGAGTATAAGTTAGATCCATGGAGAGCAGATATTGTTAAGAGGGTTCTTAGAACAAAAGAAGGTCAAGGTAAACTAGACTTAGAAAAGATTATACATATATGTAGATACTTGTTAGAAAAGGAATACAATGAAAGCAGTAATTAAAGGACTACATCCAAGAGAAGATGGCAATGAATATGTTGTTATCTTTGAAGATGGAAGAGAAATTAAGTGTGCAACAATAGATGATGCAATGAAGATAAAGGAAGCAGGATGATTAGTTATTGGCAAAAAGGATTAGCTAAGTGGAGAAGTGATAGAAACATTACTGAACCATCTGGTAATATTGTTATGATGATACATGAAGAAGTAACTGAATTACATGAAGCTGAGATCAATAAAGATGAACATGAGATAGTAGATGCTTTAGCAGATATTATTGT